TATACTATGAGTAGATACACCAACACTTGTGAAACTAATGCAAGTTCCAACAGTTGTATCATACAGATAATTTGATAATTTTATTTTATCTGGGTCTTGCTTTAGGATATAATAAGTTTTATTATCATCCAATCCACCAATAACAGTATTACCATTAGTATAATAAACAACTTTATCACCAGTTTTTAATTTATTATCAATTATAGTAATTTCATTTGTTTGTGTATTTACACCAACCGAAGAAGCATTAAAGTTAATTTTGTCTGTTGTAATTTTTCTAAGTTTGGAATCATATCTTAATTTTATTGTATTGGAAAAACTTGGATATACATTAAATTTTATTTTATCGTCTGTTTCCAGTCCGTGAGTTTGTGCGGTTGAAACAATAACAGAGTAATTTTCAAAAGTTCCAGTAATTTTAGAATATTGTGTTGTTAATGAATGTGCTAGTCCAATATTTGTTGTTGGTGAAAAGAAGTATAATGAATTATTTGTTGTTCCAATTCCTGTGATTGTTGTGAATCCCAAAGTGGATAATCCAATATAATCGTTTCCTAAATTGACCGCATATACTGTTTGGTTTTGATTTATTCTAAATGTAGAACCTGCACCAGTATTTGATACTATGATTCCAGTTCCACCCAATCCAACATTATAAGTTAAAGATTGTCCTGTATAATATTTGTGATTTGGTAAATAAATTGAACGAGATGGAACAAATTTGTCATATATTGATCTTTGAATGGAAACAACAGTGGTAGATATCCCACCACCAAGACTGTGATTTGGTGAAATTTGGATACTTCCAATTCCAACACTTATAATAGTTGTTCCAGCAGAAACATTAGTTCCAGAAACATAATCACCAATTTGTAATGCAATAGTATTAATTCCAATATAATTGGTTATTGCTGCATCAAATGAACCAAAATCAGTTTTAATACCAACAAGTTTGTAATAATTTGTTCCACTAGTACCTATTCCTATTGTATTAGTAGGATTGAAGTAAATAGTTTTGTTTTCAATGATAGTATCATCATACTGTGAGGCATTGAATGTAAATGTATTGGGAAGCAATGCCACAGAAACGATACCTACAGTATGAATTCCAGCATAATTTTCATATCGATTTACAAATAATTTTGACTCAGAAGATGATATATCAATAACTCTTAAAGTTTCTGTACCAATTTTAATTAAGTTATCAACTTCAAACCCAGAAATATCATTTACACTAATATGAGTTGTTACACCAGTAGTTGATTGATTTGGAACATCATTTATTAACCCAACAGTCTTTTGATTTACTAATACTTTTTTAAATCCTTGGATATAATTATAAGGACTAGAAGAAATAGAAGTAACTAAAATTTCATCATTTGTAATCAAATTATGAGGTATTTTTGCAATTCCTTTTACTCTAGTTCCCTTTGTGATAAAAGTAACACCAGAAAAAGTAGATACTCCAATTTGAATATTTGAAACTTCTTTTCCTTCAACTCTTGATATTGCAGCAGATATCCCAGTTCCCCCAGAGGTTAAATTATCAAAGACAAGATTATCTCCTGTTTTGTAATCTTGACCTGTATCATAAATTGATATGGAATTTATACCAGAAGATTGTATTTGTTTTACTATAAATTCTTGTTTATATTTTGATTCAATTTTATTAATTAAATCATAAGATGCATATGAAGAATTTAAATAATATGGTCCAGTATTTCTTACTATATCCAAATTATCAAAATCTAATTCTTGATTAAATGAAGGTTCAAAATTTTCTTGTATTGGAATATCTTTAAACTCCGAACCAATTAAATATGGATATTCTGGGTTTCCTTCATCATCGAGGCTAAGAAAATATCCATAGTTAATATTTGGGAAATCGTCATTATCTATAAACATCCCATTATATTTGTCTAAATCACCATTAGATTTTGCTTTATCGTAATAAAAATCTTGAACAAAGAATCCAGAATTAAAATTTGGTCTCAAATTTAAATTAACTAAATTTGATACTTCAAACTCAGTAATTTTATTGTAACTCGATTTTAATTGTTTAATTTGTCCATTTATTTTGCCATAAGGACCAAAAATAGGATTTCCATCATATGCCCATCCTAAAATTTGATATGGATTTGTTGATCCTTTTGGTGGATTTTCTGTGCCATTTATATTGATAAAATTATTTAAATTTTTTCTTAATTTTTTAGATGGGTAATAATTTACAAATTGCAATCCAAAATCATCATTATCACTTGGTACAATAACACCTTCATCTTCAAAATTTATAATTGACTTATTTCTTTCAATTTGATTTAATTTCCATTCAAAAACATTGCCTATAAATCTAGCACCAGAACCTCTTTTTTTTATGTCTAATGATGTATTTGTTTTATCATAGTTTAACCCAGAATTAATAACTGAAACTTGAGTTATTTTTCCATTTACTACGGTTGGATGCAATTCAGCATATTTTCCACTTTCACTAGTGACGACTATATCAATATCATTTGAATAACCATTTCCCGCATTTAATATTTGAACGTCAACAATTAAACCATCAGAAATAATAGGTTTCAATAAAGCTTTAGATGTGTAATTACTTACAGTAACCAATGGTTTTCTGTGAAAATTAATAATGTCTGGTGTTCCATAATTACTTCCATTATTTTCTACAAAAATGTTATCAAAAGATCCAAGAACAATTGGGTCTAATGATGGTTTTATAATTGTGGTAGTAATTCCACTAATTGAATCGACATTAATTTCAATTGGTGGATATGAAAATTTATGAGTTCCTACTCCAACAGAATTAAAATTTACATATTTTTTATTAATATAGTTTTCTCTAGAAATATTTGTGGCAATTCCAGCAATTGATAATTTAAATTTATTTTCATCGACTACAGTAACATGATAATTAATCTGAGTGGATAAACCAGATATTACAGTGTCTGATGTTGTGTATAATACTAAATCTTCATTTTTAAAATTATGATTTTTTGCAAAAATATAATTATCAAAAGTATTGATGCCAACAGTAGTATTATCTGCAGATAATATTGATGGAACTGCTACAAATCTATTTGAATATCCAGAACCACCATTCTTTACATATATTTTTGTTATTGTATTTTTTGAATTTACTGTAGTTAAACTGTGAACTCCAGAATAACCTATACCACTAATCGAAATAGTATTGATTCCAGATACGGAATCATTTTTTGTATTATATAATTTTATTTGTGTTGTGCTAGTTACACCAACAAAATATGAAGCACCATTAATAAGGGGAGATATGGAAGTATTTGAATTTTTATTATAAAAAACTTCTTCAAAATTATCAAAATTGTGATTTTGTGAAAAATTAATACTATTGCTGTATATACTAGTTGCTTTAAAATTTGAAGTAATTCTTTTTTTTACTAAATTTGATTCCAATACAGCACCAGAACCATTTCCACCAGTTAAAGTAATTTTTGGTTTTGATTGATAACCAATTCCTGGTGATAATAATTTTACTTCCTTCAGACTTCCTGTTATACATCCATTTGCAATGGCACCGAAACCAGAATTATCTTCAATACTTATTCCAGAAAAATTAATTACATCATATCCTTCACCTTTACCATCAATGAATACTGAATCTAATTTTCCATAGTAAATATTATCTTGAAAAATAGTTGTTGAAAATAGTTCAACTCCGTCTGCTAAAATACCTATTTTTTTATTGATTGTATTTCTTTTTTCTGGGTCATCGAAAAATTGGTTTTTCTTAATTAAATTAAATTTTTTAAATAATTTTTGGTGTTCTAATGTTTTATTTTGATAATTTAATTGTACAAAAGAATCTTCATTCCCTACATTCGAAAATTTAATATAAGTTTTGGTATATAAGTCAGTATTACTATAAGAAAGTTTAATATTATTCTCATCATATTTTGTCAAAAAGTAGATAGAAGTTTTAATTCCAGAATTAGAAGATGGGCTATAATAAATTTTTTCTCCAGTGTAAAAATTATGATTGGGACAATTTAATACACTTGTAATCCCTACACTATCAATCCAATTTGGATTTGTGGTTTTAGTAACTTTTGTTTTTCTATCTGTTGCATAAATTGTGTCATGTGGTAAACCAGAAGAAGTGACATAAAAATTATCAAAATTATAGTCAACATAAGTATTTTGCACTCCTGTTGGTAAAATCGAAATTGATGAAAAATAATTTAAAGCACTACTTGCCTTTTTAATTGTTTTTTTAATTTCAGTTTTTGATGCTATATTTAAATTTGTTTCATTAATATCAACATAATACCCATTAGCATTAAAACCATAATCTTTTACACTTACCGATAAAATATTATCATTTTCATCATCTGGATTTAATAAGTCAAATCTATCTCCAATAATAAAATTTAAATTATCATAAAAATATAATCTACTACCATTAATAGATTTTATTTTATGAGATGATGGGATATTATAATTCCAAAAATTAAATTCTTTTCTATCATTCAAATCAATTCCGAATGAAGAAAGTTGTATTTTGTCTCCAACTCTTAAACTAGATGTTTGCGAATAATCAATAGTATCAATAATATTAATTAATCTAAATTCAACTTTAGTTCCATCATCTAGATATGAATATAAAAAGTTTTCCTCTACTAATTCTTCTCCAAAGTTTAAATCCGCAATAACACCAGAAACTCCAAGAAATTCTGTTAAAGTTTTATCCGTATAAGATAAAGTTATTGGATTTGCTAAATTTGATGTTTTTATAAACAAAGAACCACTTTTATTAAATCCAACTGTAGAATCTACTATAATAAACGAAGACCCTTCGACAACAGACTCTGCAATATTTGTTTTTTTAGTTGGTTCAAAATTAAATACAAATGAAGTGGAATCTAAAGAAATTTCATATAAATCTCGGTCATCTACTGGTCTATACTCTACATTATAAACAGCAGCACTAGCAGTTTTGCCATTACTTAAAGTTTCAAATATAGTTTTTCCTTTTAATTGTTTTCTTAAAACAGAATCATTAACTCTGAATGTTTCATCTCTAACTATCTGCTCGACCAAAATATTCTTAGTAATCAAATAATTATTATCAGAAGGTCTCAACAAATAATCTTGTGGTTTGAGAACTTCAATATTTTTACTAAAAAGAACATTGAATAAAATTTTATAAGAAGTATCAGTTCCTTTTGAAATATAAAAATCTTTTGCTCTAGATAAAATATTTTTTAAATTTAATCCTGTTACAAACTGTCTATCCTCAAATCCAGGTAAAAATTGAGTTTTAAACTTTTTAAATATTTCATTAAAGAATAATAAATTTAAATTCGTTACTGTTCCATCAACACTATGTGATGTAGAATCAGTAGATGAAAATACAAAAGAATCATTATTTGAATGTTTGTCTATCCCACTAAATCCACGAATACATCCAGTAAAACTATTTGTAGTAATACCAGTATATGTAATAATTTCATCATCAATTTTCAATAAACCATATTTTTGCGGAAATCCAATTGTATGATTGACTACAATTACATCATCAAAAGATGTTACATCTTTTGTTAAGATACAAGGAACTGCTGTAGTATAAAATGTTTCAGTATTAAAATTATCAATACTCTTATATTGTTGTAAATTGACTGCTAAATCTACAACACCAGTTTGATGTTCTTGAGAAATATAGTATTGCTCTAAAAATTCTCTAAAAAGTGGTGAATCATCATTCAAAAATTCTGGAATTTGTGATTCAACAATAGATTGAATTTTTACTCTTTTGATTTCAGACATCTTATCTTGTATAATTTCCGTTTACGTAACTTGATGTGACCGCATATTGTGTTGCTGAAGTATTTTCACCAGACGTAATCACATCTTCCAGCACACTTACATTAAGTTTAGTTATATCTAGTTCCAAGTATATATCCTTCAACGCAAGGACATCATTTGACTCTGGTATTGCTTCAATTTCAATACCAGCAATACTTGTGGATGATGTGAATGTGATTGTAGTTAATCTAATTTCACCTTTCATATAATCCACAGTTCCAGCATTATTGTTTACAATTACAGGGATATCATCAACCAGTTTAAAGAAAAATATAGTTCCAGTTTGATCAGTTTTTGGAATATCACTCATATACAAAGTTCCACTTACATCTTGCACTGTAAATCCAGTTGATTTTATATTATAACCTCTGCCATCAGAATTTAATTTTTTGATATGAAATTGATTTCCAAAACAAATTTCATATGTTGCTAATTTATTAAACTCAGGTTGCAAATCCCTTCTGATTTTGATTTTAGTAATATTAGAAGTAATAGATGTACTTGTATTATCAATCAAAGAAGAAACTTTACTATATTTAAATCTACCACCAAAACTATTCAACTCAGTTGATTTACTATAGGATTCTAAAGTATTTACAACTCTCAGTTGTAAATTATTTGGATCTATTGTAGTACTTTTATCATAATAAACTGTTGTGTCTAATTCAACATACATATATTTCAAATCAATAATTTCTGGTTTAATTCCAGCAATTGAATATTGTCTTAAATCTTTTTTAATACTATCTTTTGTAATTTGTGAAAGATATTTACCATTTCTTGGTTTAATTGAAATAAAAACTTTACCGTACTCTGGTGGATCTAATTCATCCCCACCATATGCCGTTACAGTATCTACATTTGGAAATATATATGGAATTAGACCTTTATAGTCATTTGCCGTTACTGCACGGTATTGTGATGCATATACTCTAGGACCAAGATACTTAATGGAATCAATGGTTTCAATATCATCACCATTTTCTGACGGTTGTGTAGTAGTTAATAGAGAAATATTGTTTGTAATTGAAGTGCTATTATTATCAGTTAAAATTCCAGAAAAAGTAAAGTTTGCTGCACCATTCGCATCTTTTCCATTGGTAATGATATAACTGATGAAAATAGTACTTCCACTAATTGGTTTTTTCCCTATAATATCATCACCAAATAAAATCTCATATTTTTCATCATCTATTTCTTGTGTTAAAAAAAGTTTTGAATCTTTATTTACTTGGAAAATATTCGAATATGATACATATTTTTCAGTAATCACACCAGTAACTTTTACACGAATTGTAGATGAATCCACACCAGTGTTTGGAATTGTAAATCTTTGATTTACTTGTGATGCATCTACTGTATATGTTTTTGTTAAATATGAACCTTCATAGATATCAATTCCAGTAAAATTCGCATATCCATTATTATCAACTACTACTGTGATATCCTCTGGAATTGAAAAGATATAATTACCATTTTCGACAGCACCTAAAGCAACGATTCCTGCCTTTAGAGTAACTGTTTTTGAATTTAACCCTGTTGTATTAACTGTAAAACTAACTTTTGCTTTTGATGCTCTTTTGGATCTGGGAACATATCCAATATTACGTGCAAGAGAGACTACATTTTCTCGAAGAGTTGCACTATCAATAAAGGATTCGTTCACTGCCATATTTGTATTGAAGGCAGTGATATAAGAGTTATATGCTAGTATATCAATTAAACTTGAAAAATTAGAACCTTCAAAATCAAAATCCGTGAAATTACTATTCGATCTCAGATAGTCCTTTATCTGAGTACGTAAATCATTAAAATCTAGATTTGTAAAATTATTGAAGGACATTATATTCTAGTTGGTTGTAAAAGAAACTCTATATTTTGAGGAGGAAATGGAATTCCAACAATATCATAAGAAATTTTTACATTTAATTCATTTGAATCTTCTATAGATTCAACAATTACATCTCTTACTACAATTCTTGGTTCAAAGTTACTTAATACTGTTTTAATTTCTTCATCAAGTATTGTCGAAACTTCTGGTCCATTTAGTTCAAATAAAGAATTATCAACAGAGGTTCCCAATAAATTATTGAAGAACCTCTCACCAATACGAGTTCTGACTAAGTTAATAAC